AAACTGTGGACCAGATTGTAATTGCCAAAACTGTGGAGAATCAACAACTGAAGCAGTTGGTGAATTTGCAGAACCAATTTATAACTTAGTTGATATTGAAGGCGAAGAAGCAGTATTAGATGAACTGATTCGTTATTTAAGTGGTGATCAAATTCAAGACTTTGTTGCAGATTATAAACGCCATCATGATATGGATATTGATTTTGATGAATCAAAACAAATTGACGAGCTTAATGTGCCTAATGACAAAGAAAAAATCAAAGCACAAATGGCTAGGTTAAAACAAATGGCAAGTGATGCCCAAGCAAAAGGCGACCACAATCGGGCTTATAACATTGAACGTTCAAGTGAAATGTTAGCATTACAGAAAAAGTTATCAAAACTTGGAGAAGACACTAACCAAATTAATCACAACAATGTTGTACAACTTGCAGGCGACAGTATTTGGCAAGGCGAAAAGCGTGGTGAACCAGTTACTGATACAGTAAATGTTGGAAAGATCTCAATTCATAAGGATGGAGATGGATATGCAAGTGTTTCAGTAGAACACGATGGCCCTTGGACAATTTATACAGACACTGGATTTGAAGATGCAATTAGTGATATCATTGATATGCCCGTTAGTTGGTCTGAGCAAGGCATGCAAGAAGAGGGTACTGCCCATCTAGAAGCCGATTACGGTGAAGGAAATGAATCAATTAGAAATAAGGAGCGAACTATGGAAGAAGTAGACAGAATCCTACAGATTGCTGGAATAAAGAAGGCTCCAGTGGCTGAGGAAAAAGAATCAGAAAAAGAGCTAGACGAAGCTAAAAAAGAACTTGATGAAGAGCCAAATGAAGGCAATGAATTCTCAGGTGAATTAGAAAAAGCTAGAAAAGCTGGCAAAAAAGAATTTGAAGTTGATGGTAAAAAATACAAAGTAGAATCAGAAGAAACAGATGAAGATGCTGTAACTGAAGATGAAGAAATGGAAGATGAGGACGAAAAAGAAGAACTTGATGAGTCCCCAACAATGGATACCACACAACTTATTAACTTGCTTAAAAATTCTGGAATTTCAGAAGAAGCAATTAATAAAAAATTAGACGAGTGGGCAAATACTCCTGCAGGAGTTGGTGAAGTAGAACCAACTGCACACGCTGGAGATGCAAATGATGATTTTGCACAAGCAGTTAACCTAAGTCTTAAGCGTTATTTAGATGCACAGGACATGAAAGTTAATGTTACTGAAAGCCACACTAAAGAAAAACTATCAAACGCATATAAAAATTTCAAAGCTAAGTAATTGCTTTTGCGTATAAAGACCCACGCTAATAGCGTGGGTTTTCTATCTTGATAAATACTAATATGAAAGTAAAAGACATCTTAAAATTACCTAGTATAAAGGTAGGCGACGAAGTTATGGTTGGCAAGTTTAAAAACCGTAAAGCAGTCGTAACAGGGTTCACTACAGATGAAAACAATCAACCTGTTTTAAAAACAACAAAAGGTGACCAAAAACTATTCAAACCTAGAATAGTTAAGTTAATGGACAAGTAGATGCGACCGATTACTACTTATGAAGACGGCTTTGGTCAGTCTATTAAATTTGTTGTTCCAGAACCACATACTAAGATATGTATGAACATCTCAGGTGGCGCAGACAGCGCCGTGTTATTGTGGATGCTAATAAACTACTGTGAAAAGAATATACCTGAAGCAGAGATACACGTTATAACATCTGCAAACCCAGTTAAGGGTTGGTATAATGCTAAATGGTCAACAACTGTATTAGATAAGATATTAGAATTAACTGGTACTGAGCTAATAAAAAGCCATTATACATTTTATAGTGATGATCAAAGAAGAACAGAATTAAATGATACTGAAAGATTAATACGTGATATACATGGTATTACATTTACAGTACATGGAACAACACAAAATCCACCACTTGATATAGAATACTTATTAAAGGGTAGACATCAACCAAGAGATAAAGGACATAGCCGTCCAGCATTTAGTAAACTTGGTGAAGATGTAACACGTTGGATGCCAGTGATGAGTGTTGATAAACGACTTATAGCATACTTATATGAACATTTTGACTTAATGGAAAGTTTATTTCCGTTTACTCGTAGTTGCGAACAAGAAGCAAGACACAATAAAGATGAACCTAGTTGGATGATAACGCATTGTGGTGAATGTTGGTGGTGTAAAGAACGTAATTGGGCTTTTGGTAAATACTAATATGGCAGGAACAGTAGACACAAAATTAACTAAAACTCCGTATATAAAAGAAAAATATACTGAGCAACAACTTTTAGATCTTGCAAATTGTATGCAAGATCCTAAATACTTTCTTATGAATTTTTGTTATATCCAACACCCAACAAAGGGTCGTATGAAATTTGGATTATATGATTATCAAATAGGATTAGTTGACACGTATCATGCTTATAGATATAGTATCAGTATGCTTGCACGACAAACAGGTAAAAGTACCTGTGCGGCAGGATACCTGTTATGGTATGCAATGTTTAATCCAGATCAAACTATTCTTATAGCGGCACACAAATACAGTGGTGCTCAAGAGATTATGCAACGTATTAGATTTGCATATGAACACATTCCAAATCATATTAGAGCAGGTGTTACAAGTTATAACAAAGGTAGTTTAGAATTTGATAATGGTTCACGTATTATTGCACAAGCAACTACAGAAAACACAGGACGTGGTTTGTCTATATCACTTGTTTACTTAGACGAGTTTGCATTTGTTAGACCAAATATCGCCAGAGAATTCTGGACTTCACTTTCACCTACACTAGCAACAGGTGGTAAATGTATTATTACAAGTACACCAAATCAAGATGATGACCAATTTGCACAAATTTGGAATGATGCACGTAAATGTATTGATGATTTTGGCAATGAACAAAAAACTGGTAGAAATGGATTTGCACATTTCCTAGCAACTTGGGACGTACACCCAGATAGAGATGAAGAGTGGGCTAAAGAAGAACAAGCAAAAATTGGTGAAGAGCGTTTTAGGCGTGAACACAACTGTGAATTTATCGCATATGATGAAACCCTAATTGATAGTATTAAATTATTTAATATGGTAGCAAGAGAACCAACATCTAAAATGGGGCAAGTACGTTGGTATAAGAAGTTGGAAAAAGATAAAATATATCTGGTTGGATTAGATCCTAGTTTAGGTACTGGTGGTGACTATAGTGCTATACAAGTATATGAGATGCCTGGTATGAAGCAAGTGGCAGAATGGCAACACAATAAAACAACCATACAACGTCAAATAGGTATTATAAAACAAATATGTGATTTCATGGTTACTGAAGGCGTTGATGAAGATAGTATCTACTATAGTATTGAGAATAATACTCTTGGCGAGGCGGCTCTAGTTATGTTAGAAGAACTAGGTGAAGAAAACGTATACGGCACAATGTTAACTGAACCTAAAAAGCCGGGACCAGGTAGGATGAGACGTGGATTTACAACTACTCACAAATCCAAAGTTACAGCGTGTGCTAAGTTAAAACAGTGGGTAGAAACAGATAAGATGGAAGTGGCTAGTAGAAACCTTTTACAAGAATTAAAAACATTTTGTGCTAAGGGTAATAGCTATGCCGCCAAAGAAGGCGAAACGGATGATCTTGTAATGGCGGCAGTACTTATTGTACGTATGGCATTAGAGTTAACAAAATATGAAGATAGAGCGTTCATGGACCTAAAAGGTAGACCTCAAGATGAGGATTATGAAGAACCTATGCCGTTTAGCATTTTATGATAAATACATATGCACAAAGGACAAACCAATGGAAAACCAGTTAGCAAACGAACTTTTTAACATTATCAAAGGCAGTGGATACAAAGTAAAGTTATTCACAGAAGAAGGCCAAAAGACAACTAACGTAGATGAAGCAACACGATTCTATGCTTATGATAATGACCTAATGCTTACACTTCGTACAGAAGATAATCAAACTGAAGTTGTGGTCCAAGCAGGTTCTGCCTTTGATGTAACAAAAAATAAGATTTTGCTAAATACAATTAAGAAAGCAACACATAAGAATTTAGGTGAGTTTACAGTGAGAAAATTTGAGAAAAAGATAGAGCCAAAAGACTTTGCACATCAAAGTGTAGTAGAAGGGTTTAGTAAACCTTATGGCACAGTTAAGACATCATACATTCAAAAGGAAAACGCAAGGCTTGTAATTAAGCATACTAAGGGCGTTAATGAGGAAGTACGTGGTTCACGTAGTAGACACATACACTCACTGTTTATTGAAAACTCACAAGGTGAAAGATTTAAGTTCCCTCATAGATATATGGGTGGAGCAAAAGCGATGGCGATGCACGTTAATGAAGGCGGCACTCCCTATGATCCAAAAGGAGAGGCAATTTTAAGCATATGCGAAGAGATTGCAAGCCTCAATAGATTTGTTAGACATGTTCAATCTAACAAACTAGTTAATGAGAACAATAGTGAAATTGTTGATACTGTAAGGTCAAAACTTGCAGAACACAAAAACACGATACATGCTCTCTCAACACTCAAAGGTTATAACAATTTTCAAGTTTCTGAAAATAATTCAGAAAATGTCGAGAAAAGTGTTGACATAAGTGAAAAGTTTCTGTATAATACATTTACCACTGAGGAATTAAATGATATCCTCGGTAAGGTGGGCCGTATTGTAGCTGAAAAACAAGAGAAGGATAGCATGGTGCAAGAGACAATTAAGGACTTATATACTATGATTGAATCACAAACTGATCTAGGTATTACTCTTAATGAAAATGATCCTGAGCATCCAGCAAATCATGTGCTAGATGAAGCAGAGATCCTTACACACCAGCTATCCTATCTCGCAACAAACGTAACCAATGAACAAGCTAAAGGGTATTTTAATACTCTACATAGTATGGTAATTGAGGGCGTTAGTGCAAATGATCGCAAATTAATTGAAGCTATTGTTAAGTATTTGGGTTCAAATCCAACAGTAGAATCAGTTAATAAAGAAATTCCGCTTGATGAAGGCGTGTTACTTACATTACGTAAGAAACTTTCTTCATAAAAATCAAGAACTTGCTTGACAGTAGGCAAGAACGGTAGTATACTGTATAGGCTAATAAAGGCAAAGTCACAATATGTGACAAATTACAAAATTAGGTATTATACCTAGTTACTAACAAAGGCTAATATAGGAGATAAATTATGGCATCTTTGGCAGAAATACGTGCGAAGTTACTCGCACAAGAATCAAATTCCTCAGGCAAACGCTCTGCAGGTGGTGGCGACAACGCAATTTTCCCACATTGGAATATACCAGAAGGCACTAGTGCAACGCTACGTTTCCTTCCCGATGCGGATGAGTCTAACACGTTCTTTTGGAAAGAACGTCAAATGATTAGACTAGAATTTCCAGGCATTAAAGGACATGACGAACATAAGCCCGTTACAGTACAAGTACCTTGTATTGAAATGTGGGGCGAAAGTTGTCCTGTACATGCGGAAATTAGACCGTGGTTTAAAGACCCTTCTATGGAGGATATGGGTCGTAAGTATTGGAAAAAACGTTCGTATGTTTTCCAAGGCTTTGTTACAAACAGTGAATTACAGGAAGATACAACTCCTGACAATCCAATTCGTAGATTTGTAATTAGTCCTCAAATTTTCAAAATCATTAGTCAGGCGCTAATGGATCCAGACTTTCCAGAAATTCCAACAGACTATGAAGCAGGCACAGACTTCCGTGTACAGAAGTCTACTAAAGGCCAATATGCTGATTACTCAACATCTAATTGGGCTCGTAGAGAGCGTGGACTAGATCAAGAGGAACGTGATGCTATAGCAACATGGATTGTTCACTCTAAATGACTTCTTACCTAAGAAGCCAGACGCTGATGCAGTTAATGCAATCTTCGAAATGTTTGAAGCTAGTGTTGATGGTCAGTTATATGATCCAGAGCGTTTTGCAGACTTCTACCGCCCTTACGGCTTAGATGCTCCAAACAAGAGTAGTACTCCTGCTCCTGCGGCACCGGCGGCTCCTGTAGCACCTGCGCCAGTAGCACCCGCTCCAACTCCAGCACCTGCTCCAGTAGCAGAGGCGGCACCTGCTCCAGTAGCAGAAACAGTGGCGGCACCAGCAGAAGCTAGTGGAGATAAGCCAAGTGCTCAAGACATCCTACAGATGATCAGAGCTCGTAAAGAAGACTAATCTTGAGGGGGGATTAAGTTCCCCCTTCCTTTAATTTTGGAGGTATAAATGGCAAGACCATTCGATGTGAGTAAGTTTCGCAAAAGTATTACTAAAGCGGTACCAGGTTTAAGTGTAGGATTTAATGATCCAGACACATGGATTTCTACTGGTAACTATACTCTTAATAAACTAATTAGTGGCGAATTTAATAGAGGTATTCCTCTAGGTAAAGTTACTGTACTGGCTGGTGAATCCGGCGCTGGAAAATCCTACATTGCGGCAGGTAATATTGTAAAAGCGGCACAGGATCAAGGCATCTTTGTTGTTCTTATTGATAGTGAAAATGCATTAGATGCTAAGTGGCTACATGCACTTGATGTAGATACAGACGAAAGTAAACTTCTTAAACTTAACATGAGTATGATTGATGATGTTGCTAAAACAGTTAGTGACTTTATGAAAGATTACAAAGCAGAATATGCTGATAAGGAAAAAGAAGAACGACCTAAAGTGCTATTTGTTGTAGATAGTTTGGGTATGTTGTTAACACCAACAGATGTTGATCAGTTTCAAAAAGGTGATATGAAAGGTGACATGGGCCGTAAGCCCAAAGCACTAACATCACTTGTTAGAAATACTGTTAATATGTTTGGTGAATATAATGTTGGTATGTTATGTACTAATCACACTTATGCATCACAAGATATGTTTGATCCAGATGATAAGATTTCAGGCGGTCAAGGCTTTATCTATGCATCAAGTATTGTTATTGCTATGCGTAAACTTAAACTAAAAGTAGACGCAGATGGTAATAAAACATCACAAGTACATGGTATTAGAGCGGCGTGTAAGGTAATGAAAACACGTTATGCTAAACCGTTTGAAAGTGTACAAGTGGAGATTCCATATGAAACTGGTATGAGTCCTTATAGCGGACTTGTTGAATTTTTTGAGGCAAAAGAACTTTTAAAGAAAAGTGGTAATAGTCTAGAATATATTAGTCCTGTTACTGGTGAAGTAATTAAAATGTTCCGTAAGCCTTGGAATGCTAACAAGGATGGCTGTTTAGATTTAGTTATGTCAGAATGGAATGATGATGTAGTTGATCCTCCTGAAGAAGAGATTGAAACTCTTGAAGTATCAGATACAGAGGAGGTAGTTAATGAATCTGAGTGAACATGATTTAGAGTTTATCCTACAACTATATGATACAGGAACACGCCTTATGACTGATAAAGTCAAGGGTGAACATGCCAAAGACTTTCTTTATAGGTTGTTAGACTATGGTATGGATATTAAAGCAAACGCAAAGGAGATAGGCGAACACGATGAATTCCTTGATCAAGCCGTTACTGAGTTTTTGGAATCGGAAGATGAATTCGGAGAGCCAGAAGATGATTGGCTTGAAGATGAAGAACTATGGGATGAATAAATCGTGAGCAAATGGTACAGAGAAGTAACGGCAGATATGTCGATGATCGTAAATGCCATTGGACATTTCGAGACTGAACTTGAGCAAGCACGCCTAGAGTGTGGAATGAAGGGTGTTCTAGAAAAACAGGCACGTGACATGCCCGGTATCGTAGAACACCGCTTCAACCAACTCCAGGAAGTGGAAGCCATACTCGAATATTTAAACACCGAGATGCGGAAGACCCGCAGTAAACTATTCAGGAAGTATCTTGAAAGTTATAACAGAGCACTCAGTTCTCGAGATGCTGATAGATTTGTAGATGGTGAGGAGGATGTTGTAGCCCTTCAGTACCTAATCAATGACTTTGCCCTAGTGCGTAATAAATTTATAGGTGTTATAAAGGCACTAGAAGCCAAGCAGTTCCAGATAAACAATATTGTTAAACTACGAGCCGCTGGCCTCGAGGACATCTCGCTATGAAAATAGCGATATGTGTAAGCGGACAAACACGTAATCATAATACATACAGCAACAAATGGTTAGAAGATATTAACCATTTATTTGCTGATTATGAATACGACCTATATGGACACACATGGGTAGGACAACCTAAGCCAGTTACTAGCAGATTCAGAGAGCCCTTTAAGGGCCTTTGTTTTGATGATCAAACGATAATAGATGACTGGGTAAAACGTGATCACATTACTAATGGATTTTATGATAAAGCATGGTCAGATAACCCTGAATGGAAAAATATTGTAAAAGATGGAAAAGCATTTGATCACATATTAGCCACATCTAGAATGGCGTATGGACAATTTGTTTCAACGTTTTTATGTATGCAACAGGTTAAAGGTGACTATGATGCAGTAGTAAAGTACCGGTGGGATATAGGGCTAAGGGATAGAAATATATCAAGATTACAAGAAGATATAGAGTTATTTGTTAGTAATAGAA